TTACTCGCCGCATATAGAATAAATCGTCATAACTAGGATATAATTTATTGCTGTCATCAATAACGGCGCCGAATTCGTCGACCTGAATGCTGTAGTTCATTAAACCGGCATTATTGGAATGACGTAAGCCAAATGAATGCAATATCTCATGATACAACACATTATGAAGAGTATTAGGTGTTTCAAATAATACGCTGTTAATTAGTATATTGGTGGTTTTATTCTTAGTTGTTGTTTTTCCGTAAAATACGTTTGTATTGGTTTGGCATATGGTGCTGCTTGAATTTCCAAGTTTTAATGAAATATTTATTATATTTAATTGATTTGATATTGCCATAAACGGCTTTAATATAAATTGACTAATTATTATACAGGGCAATAATATTTTTTTAATCATTATATAGATGGAATTAAAAAAAAATGATATGAAAATTGCATTAAAGACTGCCAAGCCGCTCACCTGGTATAAAAAAGGGGCTGAAGTAATTGTAGATAATAAGATGCAGAGCGGCTATTCTTATATATTATCTTTCGATGCGGGCAAGAGCTTAAAAAACGGCGGAATGCATGCGGGTGCAAAAATATCATATCCGGATTTTAAACCGAAATATTCGCCGCAACAGATGCTCCAAATGGGTGTTTTTGAAGGCAAATATTGTAACGACCAAATATCCGAGTTTCCGCGGGAATGGTACTTAAAGGATGGCGAACTTAACGAATATAAGTTTAGCCCTGATAAACCTGACGTAGAATGTAATTATTTCAAAATTAAGTCTAGATTATCGCTACAGGAATGGCGATTAAGAAAATGGATACCATGCGCGCCCGGCGACAACGATATGCGGGGTTGGTTTGAATGGTACTGTAGATACTGGTTAGGCAGGCGCCAGCCGGAAGTAGATATGGTTCAGATTAAACGATGGAAGGCATTCGTTCGGCATTATGCGCAGTTTTTAAAGAATACAAAAAATAAAAAAGACCACTTTAAAAGGCGCCAGGGTTTATTGCAGTGGTCATATCCATGCAAAGATTCATAATTCTATTGCACAGGCGTCATTATACTTGGTTTTTTGAGATATATAACCTTTGGGATTTGACATGACCCGAACTCCGTTGACAACGTTATCGTATTTAATATGTGTATGGCCAAAACATGCCAGTTTAAATGGGGCGCACACTATAACGTCTTTTAAATCGGACTCGTATGCCTGCGTTATAATCGTCGGATTCGGCGAATCTTTTACAGGCTTGTGATGCGTTAATAGTACGGCGATTTCATCGGGCTGTATATTTTTCATTTCATCTGTTATAAAATTAACTGATTCAGTATGCATGGCACACATATCATCAGTTCTAAATTTTCTAACTTGCGTTTCAAAATTCATGTATATATGGTCGTAGTCATTCATTTGGCGTTCTATTATTTTTCTATATTTTAAGTCTATAAATGTCCATAGGGTGGACCCAACGAATACATATTTTTTTCGGCCAATTTTAAACCGCATGGTTTTATTGTTTAGAAAAAATACATTTTTAAATTCTTTAAGAAACTCATGTATTTTATTATTTATGCCTGATATAGTATCGGACTGTGTTATATTTTTATTACCTGCTGTATAATATTCATGATTTCCGGGTATGTGCAATATATATTTAAACTTGGGTGCGAGAAAACTAATAAATTTCTTGTATATTAAAAAATCACTGTCGTTTCCGCATGCACATACATCGCCAAGCAGACACAATATGGGAGCTGATGGCTTAATTATCTTGTTAAAGTTTTCACCTCTAAACTCCAAGTGTATATCCGATACTATCTGTATTTTAACCATATATAATATAATATATTTAAAATTGCCAAGTATTATTCTGCAGGGCCGCATTTAGTATATTTTCCTGCGTGCACTCGCCTTCGTTAGATAAGGCATCACACACCTTCTGGGATTTTATTGGATATCTTATAACTGGTTTAACAATATGTAAATAATTATAGCGGCTATTTGCGCTTAATATATCTGTATTGTGCCAAGTTACCTTGTTGTTAGAATCACGGAGTTCAACCTGCGTTGTCGTTATATTATGTAAATACTTACTATAATAATCTTTATCAATTATTATTTGTTTAATATTAGTTTCTTCGGGCAGTTCAAATGTTATAGTTATACCTTTGGATAAATTAGATATTTTTTTAGTTATGTAATTAAGTGCGTTGTTTTCATCTATGTAAGCAACTTTCAATACAGGTATATTTTTTTTATTACGGTTGTATAAAACTATATATTTAGCGGGCGCCGTTGCATTAAATCCATCTATTAATTTAGATGACACGGGTTTCATATTTAATTCAGGTGGTATAAATATGGGCGTATCCCTAAATATATATGCAGATAAAATAAAGGCAACTATACATGTAGAAAATAAAAATAAAAACATTCGTGTATTTTTTTTCATTTCGGGTTCATTTCTAAATTCTGGTACGTTAATTTTAAACATTTAACTTATATTTTGGTGATAAAAAAATATATAGTATTAATATATTGTAATTTAGTTCAATTGGGTTGCAATTTATTTCCCGCCGCGCAATCGCAGAACCATATGCACGGTACTCTCAGCATTAATATTGTAATCCGATAGAGTGCGATCATCTTCCAATTGCTTGCCGCCGAAAATAAGTCTTTGTTCGCCCGGAGCGATACCTTCCTTTTCCTGAATTCTATTTTTAACTGATGCGATAGTATCAGCTCGGTCTAAATCCAGTGTGGTGGACTTGCCGGATAGAGTCTTAATGAAAATTTGAATAGTCTCAGTCATTGCAGTTGATATATATAAATAATAAAATTCAATTTTCATTTTTTAACCTTTAATATAATGGAACTTGCAAAAACTATAGGGGATTTTCCGGTGTACAGTGTTATACCGGATAAGACAAACATTGCGACGCTGGTAAAAAATGTAATAAACGATGATTTATTTAATCGGTACATAAGTGCATTGAAGGAATCGCCAGTGGAACTAAATAAGAGTAAAGCTGATATAATTACTAATACTGTTAGTAATATAAGAGTATTTAATAATAATTTAGCCCCGTTGTTTTTAGCAAAGGATATTGGTATATTACTTGGTATATCTCATATCAATTATCTAATTAGAAAGTTTGATGATGAAGAGATGTCCGTGGGTTATGTTATGATTAACAATAAAACAAAAAAAGTAATATTTTTGACGCGCCATGGTATATACAGGTGTTTTTTTATAAGCAAATCGCCGCTGGCAAAGGTTTTCCGCAAATTTATTGGGAATTTATTAGACCACATGATAACACACGAAACTGAATTACTGCATCGTATTTCTAGTATTTTTAAAACAGAAAACGCCGACCTAATAGAGAAGGGTATCAATGATCTAAATAATAGATTAGTCGAATATGAAGCTAAATATAAAGAAGAATGTGCAAAGGCAGCTATTTTGGAAGAGCAAGTAAATGAAGAATTTGGAAAAAGAAAGGAGCTGGAAAAAGAAAATACTGAAATAGAAATTATTAATAATTACAATATGATGCATATAGAACAATTAAAAAAAGAAAAAAGTGAATGTGTAAATAAAATTAAAAACTTGCAGTATATAACTATAAATTTAAATGACTCAGAATCTTCTGAGTTAAAAATGATTAAAGAAAAATTTATGAAGCCGGTTTATATTTATATCTTACACCCAACTTACTTTACAAAACTATTAAATAACCAACTAAAAATATTAGTTGAAAGTGCGCAATCAGTTAAAAAAAGGTTAGATCCATCTATTAATGAAATTAATGATTTATTGGATGATATGCGTTCTTATCAGCGAAATTTTGATATTATTTTTAATAAGCAATACAAACTAGAAACTGATGAAATATTGTATTTTCATATAAGCGCAACTAAAAAGACTGAAAAAATAAATAAGCTCATATACGTAGACACTCAATGGATAACTAATAAAAAACATTTATTAAATACATGCAGCGTTTTAAATGGAAACTGTAGTACTATATTATTAAATAAATTATTATTATATAAAACATCGATAGAAGAGATTAAGGATAGCATTCGCGATACCTTTTCAAATTAACTGCAATAATTTTCAAATATTTTTTTTGCAAATAAAGCGACTTTAACTTGCATCTGAGCGCGCTGTATCTTTTGGTCTCTTAATTCTGAATAATCATCTTTTGTAATTTTATATATTTTATGCGTGTCTAACATAGAATCGTAAATACAAATATATGCATATGGTATTTTTACGTCAATCTTACATTTATCGCCAATAGCTTCTCTAAAAGTAGGCAAGCTGAACCCAGTCGTAGAAATTCCTATACGAGACTTAAAAATCTCTGTTACTTTTTTGGCCATTGTGAATGTAGTGAATGGATTTGCAAAACAATTGGTTTCCGCGTATTTAACGTCAACGCCCAATAAAATTTCTTGCGTTTTCATATTATACGCAATTATACCGCCTAGAAAAAACTTGCTTGAACCTGGGTCGGAACATAATGCATTAGATAACGCCCCGGCGGTTACCGTTTCGGCAACAGCAACCGTCATTAATTCTGATATATTGCTTGTCATATAACATAATTTGAATATATGTTTATATAATTTTATAATGATTCTTGTTTTATTAATTGTATTAGCATGGATTATTTTTATTTATTTTGTTGGCGTTTATTTAATCTTGTGTATTGTAATTAAAGATTTTATTTAAACTTCTGTAAAAAATTCTAATGATTTAGATCGGCGGCTTTCGGGTTTGAAGTCTCTGCTTTTTAACATGTTTATAACAGTTAATGCTAACTTGCCTATTATATTTTCTATTTTTAACAGCAGCGAAATAAATCCACCAAATACGCCAAATAACTCAATACTTGATAGATTTGTTGTGGTTAACCTATCGTGATAATAATATACAAGACCTGCCGTGATACATGTTAGTGTTATTTGAAGTATAAAAATAAATACAAGCTGGAATCTTTTACGAACTGATGTATTTATAAATCTGGTGTCTTCTAGGTCATCATAATAAATTGGGCGGCTATGTATTTGTTTTACTATTATGGGAAGATTTATTAATAAAACAAATACAGACGCACTTATTGTAACTATATTATAATATTTATTTCTGGCCCAATCTAATTGCTGCAGCGGTATAAATGAAATAAATGGCGTTAATAAAATTATTAATAAAGATTTTTTTAATGTTTGTAGTCGCATTATAAATTAAGTATTAAAAAATTTATAACAAAAAAGGGAAGTGGTGTTTTTTAAGGGTAACCCGGAGGGCTAACCTAAGGCACCATAAAACCTTTTCTATCACACCAACTCGTAAGCCAGCTTTACCTGATAGATAAAATCATGCGTCGATTGTTTTTGCAATGCCAGCAGTCTTTGTAAGAACTCCCCTTCAATATTTTTATAAAAAAATTCATTTTTGATTATATATGTATTGCGAAACGCAATCCGGTATATTATGTCGCAAGCATGCAATCAACGCTTATTTTGGATTTGAAAAAATAACTGAAGCTCAGTTTTATAAGTTTCAAAATGATTACGATGCGTTATATAGGAATAAATTTAATGTTTATATATCATGTAAAGATTTTGATATTGTGTCTTCGGACCAAAATAACTTAGTTTCTTATATATTAAAACAGAATAAAATTTATACGCGTTATTTTGCGCTAAACGAGCTTATAAACGGTTTTGACTTTAATATATTAGATGGCGATTTCTTTTTCATATATAATGAATCACATATATACGGCGCCAGAAAACAAAAAGATGTATGGCATACGGTTAATTCTATAGGAGGCGTTGCTCCTGTTAACATTAATAACATAATACATCAAAAAAATATAGGTTTTATAGTTCCAACAAATCATGTAAAGGAATTTTATAGAAATTTAGAAATAATTAAAAATATATTTGATAAGCCGTATACAATTATGCAAATAAAATCATATTTAATTGAAAAAAATAAAGATAAACTTATATTAGGCGATTTAGAAGTTCCTTTGGCGATTTGTATAGATATTCTTGAGTTTCAAATTGAGTTTAAAAACGATAACATATTTAATCCAATTGAAGAAATTATAAATAATTATGGCGAATTTATAAGTATGTTTACAAATAAAAGATATTTAGATATTGAATTAATTTTAAAATATTTACCTGATATAATATTAAAATTAATTTTATTGCGGTAATAAAAAAAACTTTTTAGGGTTTTTTTTGTTTTTTTATTTTTTATTTTCTTTTAACGCTTTCGGCTGCCAATAGGCAGCGCTCTCTCACAATAAACACAAACAAACACAAACAAACACAAACAAACACAAACAAACACAAACAAACACAAACAAACACAAACAAACACAAACAAACACAAACAAACACAAACAAACACAAACAATAAACACCGCATC